AAGCCAATCAAGCACCATATCATAGCTTGGAGCGGATATTGCCGGATGCTTACTACTCAACTTTAATGCAGCAGAAAACTCAATATTGGATTTCTCCCACTCGGAATTGGAGTAAGCGATATAACTGCCGTAATGCTCACTATATTTTCCACCCTTACGAATGCCACCCTTTGCTGTCCAAGGGCTGGCGTAAGCCCAAAATTCGGCTATCTTCTCATCGTAGCCAACCTCCTTCAGAAGCTTGGCTATCTCAAATGGAACTACCTTTGGTTTTATCGTCTGCCTATTTGTCATTTTTCACCCTTTCTAAACTGAACCCGATTCTGACTTATCTAATTCATCAATCGCCTGTCTAAGCAAAGGAAGAACCTTATCCAAGTCTTCGAAATCCGGTACGACTTCATTAACTCGCAAGATTGCTTGACCTAACAAGCTCTTAATCTTTTCTCTGTCCATTAATCTCTGCTTTTTTCTCTAAGTCCTTTAAATCTATTTTCTCAAATCTAGGAACAGACTTACCATCTACCTCAACATTACCAAAGAACATTTCCTTTGGTCGCACCCAAACTTCATGCCGTCCGCACACTGCTTGATACGCAATCTTAGCTTCAGAAGTCTCGCTATCAGTAACCTCACCAAGGTACTCATAGAAATTGCCCTTGTAGTGGCGGTAAATCGGTTTTTGGAATCCACCATGTAGCCAATCGGCTTTGTCCTTGATTTCCACATACTCCCTTACCGCATCACACTTGCTAGACTTACTCAATTTTTCTACCCAATCAAAGAAAGCTTGCTTGTCCTTGACCTCTTCACTTGATACCATAAAGAGATAAGTGCAAAGAAGCATCTTACCTGCATCGGTATCATATTTCTTATTCACCTCTTCAGCTAATTGCATCATAGGTGTATCTAAACGATAATTCCAACTCATAATCTACCCTTTTTTACTTTTTAAATTTGCCAAATCCTCTTTCAAACGTAGATGGAAATTATCTTCTCCATCATCACCGGAAAGAAGCCAATCAATTCTTTGGGCATAAACCTGAGCTTTCTTCAGAAGTTCAATACCCTTTTTGAATTCCTTGATAGTCTCTTTAGATAAGCCATATCTATTAGGCATCGTATGATGATGCTTTCTAACATACTTGTCTTCATCCTCCTCCAACCATCGGTCTTCGAGGAAACATCTTTCGTCTTCCTCATCCAATGGATGACCATCAATATAATCTTCTATCTCTGTATATATGTCAGAAATCCTATTCTGAGCATAATCAAAACGTCCACCACTCATCGTATATTAATTTCAGAAGTCCTTACTTCCACTAAAATGTTATTTCTAATTCAATTTTGCCATTTTAACGCCTCTAGGTTACATATTTTCTTCTAGAGCACAATAATTACGTATGACTCTCAAAACACTCGTCCTTGTTGGATTAAGATTGAATTGATGTGCAATTTCTGATATAATAGAAGATATGTGACAATAAATTAGATTATCCATCGTCCCATCATACTTTATTTTCTCTGTAATTTCTTTAAATACTTTTGCCTCCTTCATATTCCACGTCAATCCCAAATCGTTAACAAAGTTTTCCAATTCGGTTAAACTTTTTCTTCCAAAGTTCAGAATGTTCACAAAATCTTTTTTAGAATGCACAACTATGTCACAAACTGTATTTATATTATTTGACCGCAAACAGTTTTTGCAACGAACCGAAAGATTACTATCTTCAATACGTTGTACAAAGACAGAAGACAACACATCATCAATCTTTACTCTGCTGTACACATCTAACATAGCATATTTCTCTTCAAACGCAACCTTCACCTCTTTTAACAATGCTATTTCCTTTTTTAAATCTTCTCTTTCTCTTCTTAGGGCACTCATTTCCTCTTTAAATGATTCAAAATGCCACATTCTTCCACTTATTATACGGAAACCACAACGAACCTTATTTCTGACGTATGTTTCTGTGACACCTTTCTCCTTTGCTATATCGACAATCTTTCTTCCACAGAGAAACATTACAAGAATCTTATAAAGTTTTTCCCTGTTACCAGTGAGGTACGCCAACATTGCAGAAATGTCACTACTTAAACTATTGTATGAAAAGTGTTTTACATCAAAACTTTCTGCCAATATTCTTTCATATTTCTCATTTAGCTTGCCTTCACTTTCCTTTACCTTATTAATAGCGTCATCCAAAAGTTCTTCAGACACCGACAATATCTTGTATTTCTCTGCATACTTCTTGACATCATCGCCATTAACAAAAAATCTCTTGCTTTTCTTATCGTTAACACCTCCAAGCAAGCCTTTGTTTACCCAATTTGTAATCGTCTGAGCAGCTACACCTAAGTATGCAGCAGCTTCATTTCTTGTCATTTTCTCCATTTTTTCAATTTTTATTCAACTTTCGAAAGCAAACACCCCCATCCCCGAAGGGATGAGAAGTGTAAATCTCACCTCGAAAGGTGGTTGTGCGCCCATCGCCAATGTTATGGGGTGGTTTCTTGTCCGCAGCACCGCAGCTTTCGCCAATTTTAACCACGAACCGCAGAGGACAGAACTTGGACGGACATCCTGACGTGCCTATACATTCACCCCTAACGTAGCTCCCCAAATCCATTCGGGGCTGAGGCTAATCCGCTCCGGACGATTGAATGGATAATCGCTGTAGCCTAATCAAAGGCTTCCGGAACTTGAATATGCTTATTCTTAATTTTGTATTATATTTTATCCTTCAAGTTGCTTACATTGAGCTAAATCTATTGCATACGCCCAACGCTTAGGGACAAAAGACATCGTAGGCTCAAATCTATCTGCACGTTCAACACATACATCTTGCGTCCGGTAAATCAATCCGTCAGAGCCTCTTACCTGCAACTCAACTAGAATGGTATGGTCTAGCATCGGGAACTTGTCAATATCATGCCAGACTTCACCGCCTTCAAGGAAGGTAGGCTTTATATGATTAATCTTTTTTGCCATCACTTACCACATATAAAAGGGTTTGACTTATATTCGCTAGTTATGGTCTCGCAACTACCAAAGCACCACAAATCCTTGGATTGTTCCTTGTGCAACCTTGATGACTTAATATAATAGCCATTGTTGACATCATAATGCTTACGTACCATGATATTGTCATTTACCACTCCAACCTCATCATCAGTAATTACATAGAACAAACGCCCATCGCTAAATGCTTTCAAGCCTTTGTACACTCCGTTAGAGACAACCATCTTTTCATAGCCGTTCGTCTCCCAGTTGGCATAATCCCAGATGGTTTCCAAATCATCATCATTCAGAAGATTATTATCAATAATAACCTTGCCGATAACCTTGAACTTGCCATCTTGCATCATTGCCTCAACTACAAATTCATCGGCAGCTTTGAAATCGCTAATCTCTATGGGTCTCATAATACTTGTGTTTAATGTTCTCGTAAACCACCCTCTTTGCAGCCTTTGCTCTTCTGTTATTATCAGAAAAAACATCATCATACAAAGACATGTCTTCACTCTCAAAAGCCACATGCTCCCCTTTGTAGCAAGCATCAAAGCGGCATCCTTTTTCGGACTTAGCCGCAGTAAACTTTATCTTACCAAACTTAATCTGCATAAGCCCTATCCTAGAAAAAATATTAATGATACTATTTCAAGAGCAAACAAAAATGCTAATGCATTCTCAATTGTGAATACCTTTTTCATTGTTTCAATACAGTTTTACGTGTGTCTCACGCTCTAATTTATATTGTAAGGGGATTTATATCCCCTTTATTGTTCTTACTTTAAAACTCGATAAGTTTCGTAGAAATCGTGAAAACTCTTCAAGTAGCCTTTCTCTGTCAAAGAGTTTAAGATTTCTTTCAACTCATCCTTGGTATTATCCAAATCGAAATCATACAACTCAGCAAATGTAAAGTACTTGTTACCCCCAATTACATCAGCCATCACTTCGATATTGCCATAAACCATTGTTTCTTTCTTACTCAATCTAATATTCATAACGAATCACAGTTTTTAAGGTGTGTCTCACCTTTTTAAAATTAGTAACCTTGTTTCTTAATTACAATGCAAAGATACAAAGAATATTTGAAATGTGCAAATTATTTAATGTATTTCTTTTATCTTTTAACGCTTATTATACGCTTAGATACAAAATTAACTTTCTGTAGCAGAAAAAGCCAAAGAATCCACCATTTCGTTATACATATTACCTCTATGAGCCTTAACCCAATGGTATCTTATCACCTTGCCTTTCGCTACCTTATTATATATAGGCTGTAAGTCTCCTAACTTGCAAGCCTGTATTCTCTCTATAGCCACTTGGCAATCCACATATACATCAACAGAACACAAAGGAGGGCAATCACCCAATGCTTGAATGACCGCCCTTATTTCGGCTCTCACCGAATCGTTCACTTTAGCTGTGATAAATGTATATTTCCCACTATTGATAATCGCTCCCTTATGAAGCACAAGCCAACCGCAACCACACTTGTTGTTCTTACTAGAGCCATCAGCATACACTTCATAGCGCACACCTTTAGCCTCATCAACAATCATCTGAGCAACAACCTCCAAAGAGTCATTGCTCATCACATAGGCTATTTGCTTGGCTTTCTTCTTCATAAGCGATTAAATCAAACCTCGTTCCTTGAACTCATTCATCAATGGGGTTGCCAAGACCTCAATATCTGGATGAGGCTTTCCGGTAGTTCCCTTTGATCGCAAATCGAAGAAATGAAGCCAATCACTCACGAATGCGGTATGAATCAGCTCCGTATTGGTATCAAGAGGAAGAATAGTTCTCGCATCCTGTGGCTTAAGACCATCATCCTTGACCAAAGACAAATACATCATTTCGCATACTCTATTAGCAAACCACCATTTTTCTACCGGACTCCAATGTTCATAACTACCGATGTTCTTTGATAGGTCAACAAATGTTCCACCATCAAAAGACAATGGATTAACCGCATCATCATCGCTAACCCACTTTGGTTTGTTGATAGCAATCTCGCCTCCGAACTTATCTTTACTATAGTTGCAATATCTAGTGCTTTGTTCCGCTACGGAATCTACACGATGTCTGTTAGCCTCTCTACTTACCGCAATCTGAGTAGTAAAGCGGACGGTTATTCGCTTCTCATGCCATTCCGTAGGCTCGCAGATATAGTCCAAATCATCAAACCATTCATTCTCTACTATAACTCTGTAGTTGGTCGTAATATAGTAATCGTTACCTATCTGCATCACCTTGGAATACTTGTTCTCACGATAGTGTTTGACCAGTAGAGACTCCGGAACAAAGAAGTCATTATCGTAAGCTACATGGAGGTAAATCGTTCCATGCTCACACATGGCAAGATGGTTGCTGCTTACCATACGCTCAACGAAAGGCTTTGCACTGTCTTTGTCTATCTTCATACTTGACGCATAGCAAGTGCGACCGCATAACTCTATCTGCTTGTAAACTCCATCCATACCCTCACCTTGGGATAGGATTTCATATTTTGGTTTTAATATCTTCATGTCCTTATAAGTTTTGAAATTCGACCACAAAGATAGCTATTATATTCCACTCTACCAAAAATTAGCACTCAGTTTAACAACACTTATCTATATTGTGAAAAACAAAAACTTTCACCATAATTCTTATCCATATCTCTTAAATATTTAATGTTCAAAGTCCGGTGCAGTTTAGCGTGTGCCTCACGAAATCTATTACAAGTCACACTCGTATGAGTATTGCTTTTTCAGCTTGTTCAATGCGTTCTCGGTAACGTAGTAGATGTTATCGAAATATTCGCTTTTCTTGATGCTTCGGCTTTCTTTCAGCTCTACCTTGTGATTGAATGTCACTTCGTAGCGGTTTGCGATGCTTGTAATCAAGAAATCGACCTCACGCTTATGTCTGTCCAGCTCGGTCTCTTTATACTCACCACGCTTGATAAATGCGTCCTTGTTCGTCTCTTCGATGGTTGCAACCATGTTGCCTTGCATCACGATAATCTTTGCGCTCATATCTAGTTTCTTTTTAAATCGTTAATAACCTTGTTAAGCAACTCGAATCAAGTTGTAGTTCTTGAATTGTCTCCACTCACCCTTGACCTCATCCCAATACTTGGTGCAGTCCTTGCAAGCGTAACCCTTGCCGTTTGGAGTGTAGTCAATGTGACTCTCCATCAAAGTGCCGAAAGCCTGACGAATCTCACCATTCATCTTCTGAAAGTAAAACTCAACGACCTGCTTCTTCATGCGAGCCTTCAGCTTGATTACCTGCCAAGCTTGCTTCAAGCATTCTGTCCAACTCATGTAAGCACCCTTAAGCTGAAATGCTCTGTGAGCCATATTCATCACTTCTCTCATCATATTCTTAAATGTAGTAGCCATAATCTTTCAATTTTAAACGTTAAACTTAAATTACTTACTTTGCAAGTCCGATGCTCTCACGCAAGAAGCTCTTGGCCTCATCGTTGTTCATATTGAGCTTAGTTGTTATCATATTCAACATTCTATCAACGTCCTTTTGGGTGTTTATCCTGTTGCTTACGAACTCTATCATAACGAACTTCTGAATCAAGTTTCTTCTTATCATTGAAGTAGTCATATTGCTATACCGTTTTACGAGTGCCGACTCGGAGGTGCAACCTCAACTAAATGAATAATGTAATTGTGACCTTTGTTTCTTAATCACGATGCAAAGGTAACATATTTACGTTACACTGCCAAATATTTTAGAGAGAAAATGTAACGTATTTATGTTAATTAACAAATATTCATCTGTAACGTACTATTCTTTAAACTTCGTTAATACTTTTACGTATATATGCTACATTTCAAAGATTATTCTTATCTTTGCAAGAAAATAACAATGTAACGTATTAAGTATTATGAGATTTAAAGATGTTCTTAATAAATATGGTGTAACGCAACAAGACCTAGCTGACCGGATGGGTATGAATAGAGTTTCAGTTTCCCGTTTACTTAGCGAGAAAAACGACTTGCGTATATCAACTATCGAAAAAATAGCAAACGCTATAGGCTGTCCTGTAGCAGAATTGTTTGATAAGCAGAACAATGTAGATGCTATGAGTGATTTCATTGCCCTAATAAAACAAGGTGGTGAGTTGTATTCCGCATCGTCCATTGCTGAGGCTAGGGACGTGCTGGACAAGTTGGAAAGTGTTAAGTAACGTAAGGAACATTCCTTGCAAGTATTAATAATTAAAACTTTTACGGCTATGAATGATTTTTTCAACTTGAGAGGTACAGCGGTATTCCGTGTTCTCTCGTTAATTAGTACAGTAGCACTATGGTTAACTATCTTATTGTTTGCCATCGGCTTGATGATGGGCTTCTTTGGAGAGCAGGAGACGAAAGCGATAGGATGGGCAATGGTTGGATTCTCAATCTCTTCCTTTATCTCTTGCCTATTCATGTTCGGCTTCTGCTACCTGATTAAGATAGCTAAGTCTTACGACAAGGACAAACAAGAGGATAATAAGGAAATAGTATTCCAATACAAGGGTTACAAAGGCACTTTCACAAAGGATGACAATACTGGAAGGTTTGATGGCCACATCATCGGAACAAGCTATTCCTACTCTGGCTACAGCCTTTCAGAGACAGAGCTGGCATTTCAAGCGAGAGTTGACGAATTACTGGAAGAAAAGAAACTATAAAAAGAAAGAGGAGCGCATCATACGTTCCTCTTCTTTGTTTTATGCATCGAAAGCCAAGAACAACTCAATGTCGGTTCTAGGATATACTTTGTTCAGATTATCCATAAACTTTGCCCAATCATAATCTGACACCACAACCAAAGCATGAATGGAAGAGAGATACTCCTTCAGTTTTGGTATTCCCTTCTCTTGGTTAATGAACTGATGAAATCTCTTTGTACGGTTTCCATGCTCATTCTTTGGATTTCTCTTGTCAAGTTCCTCCATAATTGGCGCTATGCGCTCATAGACAATATCTCTTATCCAATTGCCCATAACACCAGGCATATTCCTCGACTCATGCCACGTCCAGCCCCTCATCTTGTATATGTCCATAAAGAATTGGTCGGGGAACACCTTAACCCACTTCGCAGCCTCCTCTAAGAGGAATTGATTAAAGAACGTTTGCAGCTTGTCCTTAACCTCGCTCTTTTCCTTATCAAAGCCTGTTGCCTCATCTACCAATGCGATGATACCAACCCTAGCGAATGCACGCATGAGGATTTCGCATTGCTCGGCTATAATCTCTTGTCTAGGTGATAACGGAATGTTCTTGCGTGCCTCCAAAAAAGCATCACAGATGTCCGCCAAAGCGGTTGCCTTATAACCATGAAGAACCTTTCCATTATCGTTACACACCAAAGGTGACAAGTGGTCCAGTTCTATGTATTTGGAAATAAAAGGGTTAAGAGATTTTTGATTTAAATATCTCACTAATCTGGTCCCGGCAGTTTGCTTACCATCTTCCGTATCTACCATCTTTAATGCTTCTTGCATTCCACGACCAGATATTACCCTAGTTCCGTTTCCCAAAACATAACAAGGTATCTTGGTGCCATTCAAGTCAAGTTCTCCACGATATTTAACCATATTATCTTTATAGTACAGGTCTTCGACCTTAACACCTAGGATATTGGCTATTTTCTTCATGGTCTCCTTTGTTGAAGTGCCATTAACAATCTTGCTAACACCGACCTCCGTCATGCCTATCTTTTCAGCCAACGTTTTTTGAGACATTCCTATCTCTTGTAAAATTTCCTTTATTCTGTTCATAATATAAATGTTTAATTACGCTTGCGAATATACAACATTTGGTTTAATAATCAAATATTCGTATTTAACTTTTATATTTATTTAAGGATATAAAGGGTATCACGTAATATGACACCCTTTATAGCTTTTACAATCTACTCATCTTGTCTTTTAATTCGTGAATATCATTGAATGCTTGCAGCATAGGCTTATGCCATCGCTCTTGTCGCTCATCAATCGACTGTAAGTACATCAAGCTTTGTGCAAGGATAGTCCTACCCTCATCAACCGCTAACCAAATGTTACCTACATTACCCATAATAGTATTCACGCTAGCCGTTAATAAGCTACCCTCTGTACCACCATCACGAGCCGCAATAGCATCCAACTTGGTATTTATGAGCTTTGCTTCCTCATACGTTCCCTCTGTGGCGATCTGCACCGCAGTGAAACGACCATTCAACTCTTCTCCTGTATCTTGGCTCATTGATTCAAAAGAACCGGAAGAAGCGGACTGCTCGTAAGATTGCTTGTAACCCGTAATATCAGCAATATTATCACGAATAGCCAAACCCTCTTGAACTATCTTGTCATACTCTTCTTTAAGATTATTCAATTCGGTTGGCGTGAGCTGCCTTCCTCCATTCTCCTTCATCTTGTTTGCCCAGCTCTCATAAAGAGGCTTAAGCTTTTTATTCATAAGGTCTCCCAAAGCGAAGTTAAGCATCGACTGGTTGAGCATTGTAGTGAAGTCATTAGAAAAATCCTTTGCAGACTTGCTCATATCCATAAGATTATTTATGAAGTCACTCTTCATCGAATCAAAGGTTGTTTGAGTCAAATTCTCATTGATTTGCTCCGTCAACTCCTCTAGTTTTCCCGCCAGTTCTGTATATTGCTCCCAATATTCCGTCTTATCATACTTGCCTTGGTCGGTCATGTTCTTCCATACATCCGCATTATGTGTACGAATGTCAGCCATCTGCTCTGGAGTGAGCTTGTATATATCCTCCAAGGAATTGACCTTGTTTATCGAAGAATTAGTATAACCACCCCTTATCTTACTTTGCTCAGCCAAAGTCTTATTGATTGCCGCATAATCTTGTGCAGAAAGATTCCAATAATAAGCATTTGAATGGTGTGCATCATGATACCCCATTTGTGTTTTGAGAATATCCATCGTTTGGGTGTTAACCTGTTTTTGAGCATCGTAAGCAGCATTATAGTTGCTGACGGCTGTATAACCGGAAGATTTGTCAATAGACTCTTTTAACTTATCAATGGAATACATCAATCTGTCATTGCTCTCGGTCAGCTCTTCTGTTTTCTTCGCAACTTCTGCACCATTACCTCCGCCAATACCGAACATCTTGCCCAACGAGCCAATGGTTTTTATTCCATTCATAGCCGCACCTATGTAGTTTCCGCTTGCAAAATCAGAAAAGGCTTGTGTTCCACTGTTCAATGCATCCATTCCGTTATTCACAGCTTTACCAAAGCCTGTATTTCCGAGACCCAAAGCATCGACTAACCCAGGAAGGTCTTTTAGTTTCTCTTGAATTTTCCTCAAACCCTCAGCCCATTCCTCGATAGTATCGTGCAAGCTCTTCTTTGCGGCATCCTGCTTTACCTTGGCTTCTTCCTGTGCCTTTCCAACTTCCTTTGTTGCCTTTCCAACCTTAACCTCTGAAACCGCCAAATCATCAAAAAGCTTACGTAACTTCTCCGTTTGGCTTACACTGAGATTCTTGGTAGAACTCATAAGTTTGTCCTTATTGGCAGAAGTGATATTACTGGTATCTATGTTAACCCCACTTTCAGCAAACACGCCTTGGATTTTTCTCCTTTGGCTCATATTATCAGCCTTGGCATCAAACTCCCCCTTTCTAGCTTGTGCCAATCGGTCTTGCGCATCCTTCGCCTCATCAATAAGCCTACGGTGTTCACGGACTGCATCATTAACCAATCCCCATCTATCCTTCTGCTGGGAAATCGCATCATCAATCTTGTAGATTTGGTCAGATACGGTTTTCATGTCATCAATTTCCAACGTACCCGAACCAAGCAACTCCTTCATCTTCTTGCGAAGGTCTTCAAGATAAGGAATACTCAATCGGTTCATATCCTGAAAGACAACATCCCAATTGATTGAATCCTTGAAATCCGTAAAATTCAACTTCTTCAACTGGTCGTTCATCTCCATTTCCGCACTCGCTGCGCCAAAAGTATCTCCCTTTTCTCTTGCAAGATCTATCTTGTCGGCATATTCTTTCAAGATAGCATAACGCTGCTGTTCCAAACTACCATACTGCTTCATGAAATCCAACATGTCCTTTATCTCCGCTTGCTGGATTTCCTTCAGCTTTAATTGCCTCTGTTTCTCAATCAAGGCAATTTGGTCTTCAGAGTTCTGTCCAATGGTCTTCCCAAGATGATTACCCTTGTCGTCAACCATTTGTGTGCCCAATACCTCTTTGCGGTATTCCGCATCGGACTTACCCTGTTTCCGCATGTTGGCTTTACGACCTTTTCCCGAATTTACCCAAACGGTCTGGTCTTTCTTCTTCTTAGCCTCAACGAGTTTGTCAATCGAATCCTCTATAGCCTTTTTCTCCTTGTCTGAAGACATATTAATTTGAGCAATCTCCTTTTCGGTCTCATTCTTAATCAATTCTGTTCTTCGCTTTGACAACTCATCACTGGCTTTCTCCGAATAGGATGAAATAGACTTGGAATAGTCTTCCTCAGCCTTCTTGCGTTCATACGCTCTTGCTTGTGGGTCATCCGTTGCACCTGTTTTCTTAGGTGTAGTTTTCTTAGGTGTGGCTTTCTTTGTCGTTTCCTTCGGCTTATTTGCATCGGCTTTTCTTTTCGCCTCTCTATCTTTCAGAATAGAACCAGCCATAGCGACATCAAGCCTATTGGCATTTTCGTCTCTTAGCTGATTTCCTTGCTTTGTCAGCAATTTACTTCCTTTATGATTAGTTCGGTATTGCTCTTGCCTATTTAAATCTGCCTTACGTCTATTAATCAAAGATTGCAACTGCTTATCCGTTAAAGATTTCATCCAACTTGGAATTTCTGTATCATCATAATGGATTTTCAAATTTAATCCATATTCCTGATTCCATATAGAAATAAGCTGGTCTGTTGAGGAAGTTAAGGCATCTATGCTTTGTTTATTTTGCTGAGCTACCCATTGTGACCTAGCCTGTGTATTATTCCAATCTACATTTTCAGCAGCCGCCTTCATTATCGCATCCTCTGCGTTTTTATAACTTATCTTTAATTTTGCAAGATTACTCGTATGCTCCAATATCGAATGGTCAGTATTCTCTATAGTTGCTATATTGTAATGTTGTTTTTCTAAGAACGAATCAATAGGCGCAAATGTCTTTTTAACTGCATTTGTGTAAATGTTAAAAGCATCTATATGCTCCTTGTAAGACAATGTGCTATCATCTACTCTTTGCTTCAACTTAGCCAGCCTATCTAAAACCTCATCTGTTGCTATGGAATTATACATCATTTGTATTGATGTTATATCTTCCTTATCTACATGTTGCCCACCTTGATACCAATGACCGGATAAGTCTTTGCTAAAATTGTCATCTTCTTTGTTTCTTGCTTCTGTATATTGGGAAGTGGCAGACATTAAAGCATTAGCCTTTTCTCTTTCAGCATTCTCCAATTGTAAGGTTGCAACAAATTCATCATGCTTTCCTTTAAGTGTTGTTAAATTGTCCTTTTCGGCATCACACTTAATCCCGAACTGCTCGTATGTTTGGATAAGTTCTTCTTTAGCTTTGTTGTAAGCATCAGTTCCTTCCTTAGAAGACCTCATTACGTTAAGCAAGCCATCAACTTTCGCCCTTGTATTTTCTGCGGAATCTCCAAAATGCTTTGTGTCAACAGAAATATCTTCCTCTTCACCTCCGAACATAGCAACGGCACTAGCAAGCGTTGTTACCAATGTTATAATACCAGTAATCGGATTTGCGAGCATAGTAGCCCACATACCCTTTAAAGCCATAGTAGTGGATTTTACCGCATTACTGAGCATCAATTCAGCAGTTGTCATTATTTTAACACTTGCTGTATGGATGGCATTTTTTACCGTTGAAGCAACCGTAGCTAAAGTACTAGCCTTTTTCGTAGTCGTATTGGTAGCTTGACTAACCGAATTCAACTGCGTTTGTAGTGTTGCTTGTCTCTCTTGTAATTGCTCACGAATAAGCGCAGCTCCTCTTTGCTGACTTGCAATTGTCGAAACATTTGTTTGAGCAGTGTTCACTTTCTTCGCAGCGGTGGCCAAACGTTCCTTTGCTTCTAGTGCATTCACGGCATTACCCTCTGCGTCAAAAGCTAAGTTTGCACCATCAGCGGTTTCCTCAACCAATTTTTGAGCCTCAGCAAAGGCATCTTGGGCATCTTGCAAGTCATTCAAGGCTGCTGTATATTGTCTAGCCAACTCTACATCCCTATCATCAAGATTTGATATTTTCTCCGTAGTAGTCTTCAAATCATCTTTAAGAGACTCTATTTTTTGTTGACGCAGTTCCTCGGTCTTCCTCTTTTCTTCATCAAGTTCTATCTGGCTTTGTGCTGTTGCTTGTTGTTGAGCCTGTAAAAGTTCACGTTTCGTCTCTAGTTGGGAACGCATTTGTGCCGAAATAACGCCCTCTTGCTCGGCTGCATCTAACCTTGCCTTTACAAAGTCATCGGACACAGCAGTATCTCCAACAATACTTGCCAAGTCTTGTTGTTTGCTTACTCGCTCTTGCTTTTTGTCCTTACCCAGCGACTTGTAGTTTGAGTTCTCTAGGTCTTGCAAACGCTTGATTTCAGCATCAATTCCCTTCATCATATCATCGGCTTGTTGTGCTTCCTCTGCTTTGCGAATAGAAGCAGCCGCCATTAATGATGCACGATAAGAACCAACAGCTATTGTAGCTACACCAATAACTTTTATTACCTCTTGCCAATTCTCTACCATAGCTGAAATAATTGACAATCCACTAGAGAACACGCCCTCGGATTTTTTGCCGATTTCGTTGAACGCTTGCTGGATGGAATCGCCAATGTTACTCCACTGACCCTCCAATGTCTTTGATTGTTGCTCCATCAAGCCTCCGAAACGACCGCCAGCTTGCGTCATATTAGCGATAGCCTCCTTGAAGATGTCTGATGTGACTTTTCCCTTAGAAACAGACTCTTGAACCTCAGTTGTGTTTTGGTGTAAGATTTTACCCAATTCTTCTGCTAATGGAACACCTCTACCCATGAACTGACGCAAATCCATTGTAAACATTCTTCCTTGCGAAACGGTCGTTCCATAAAGATAAACAAGGTCTCCAAGCGGAATGTTCAAGCCCGAAGCAATGTCACCAAGCTGGACAAGGGTTTTGTTAACATCTTTCGCTTCCGTTCCGTATGCCAAAAGTTGTTTTGCGCCACCCGTAATGCTGGACATATCGAAAGGTGTATGAGCTGCCGTTTGGATAAGTTCGTCCATTAATTGTTTAGACTTATCCGCACTACCAAGCATGGTATTGAAAGATATTTCAAGTTGTTGGAATTGGGAACGAGTATTGAAAATACTACTTGTCAGTTGTTCAAATCCTAAGCCTCCAAGTAATGTTGCCGAAAGCATGTGAGCATCGCCAGTAACTCTTTGGAACAAACTAGTCATTCCTTCTCCAGCAGTCGGAGCTGACTTCATACGTTCTATCATTTGGCTCATACTATCGGTCAACATATTTGTTGCCTCTTTTGCCGGATTTGCTGAACCTGCATACAAAACATACTCATTCCGCATATTCTCCAAGGTCTGACGAGCACCGACAGCACCTCCTTCTAAGTTCTTCAACTGAGCTGTTTGACCTGCCAAAGAGCCTTTTAAATAGTCAATATTCTTCTGTAAAGAATCTATGGATGACTTATCCGTTGTAACTCCAAGAGTTAATCTCTTGTTCGTGATTTGCTGTTGGATTTTCTCTATTCGGTCTTTGGTAGCTTGCATTTGAAGTTCATAGCTATAAACTTCCCTTGCGGCTGCTTGCATCTTCTTATTAAACTCGGAAGACATCACGTAAGCGGCTCTTGAAGCAGCTTGTGTCAAGTCCTTTAAGCGATTGCTAGCATCCGCATATTTTTCCGTCAAATCCGCAACAATAGCTGGGTCGGTTGACTTATTGGTCTTCAACAACTCAGCCCTCAACTTTTCACACTCGGAACGAAGTTTCGTAACCTCCTCGAAATTCGCTTTGACATCGAATCTTAATTCTGCCATATTTTATGTTTTATTGGCAAAATTAGCTAATAATCAAAGGAATAACGAAAGAATAAAGGTGTACTATTTCACTAAAGATTTAAGTGCAAAAAATAAGGTCTAGACACAAAAAAGCCTTCCACATTCACATGCAGAAGGCTCGGTTGTTTACTTATTTTTCTTCTATATATAAAGACCGTCAAATCACGACAGCCTGTAATTCTTTTGAAATTCCATGTAAGCAATCAAGAATTTGCTGCTTACGTTTTTTGCTAGGCTCATGGATACCCATTGCATACTGACGCATCAGAGAAGCATTAATGCCAGCTTTCTTTGCGACACCATTTATATTCAGATATGAAAAATAATCGAAGAAAGAACCTATATCATACCGGAACTCAAACACCAATTCAGGCATTTGCTTTCCCTCTTCTTCAAGAAGCTCTTTAATCTCTTCCTTTGCTACAAAAATATCTTCCATCGCTTGTTTTGCAGAGTTGCCAAATCCGACTAGATGGAAGTCTGGAAATTTATCCACCATATAGCAAGAAAAATTCTTTTCTTCTTTACACTTTTCTACTTGTATAATTACCTTTGTTGCCATAATCCCGATTCTAAACTTTAAAAAGAGGTCTTAAACCCATATCAACGTCTTGCTATATAAGTGAAAAAATTGCTGGGCTTAAAGCCCAAGCAATCTTTCAAGAATACTGTCGTAAGTCTTTCGAGAAACTTCACGACTGCCGTGCCGTGGCACTGGACATTTAAGTTTTGTTGTTGGACTAAACCAAATGTCGTGATTACCACCATGCCGAACCACATAGCAACCTGCTTGGGTCAGCTTTCTCAATAATTGACTAGTCTTCATCATATATAGAAGAAATTAATAAATAAGTAAAAGACCTCTTTTGTCCTTAAGACAATGCAAAGATATAACTTTTTTGTTATATATGCAAATAAAAGGATAACTTTTTTGTTATATTAACCTCAATTAACAAAAAGTCTTCTACATTCACATGCAGAAGACTCTGAGTTCTATATAACAATTGAAGCCACACGCTTAAAAGGTTGCGGCTCTATAGCTTTAACGCAGACAACACGCTTTTTATTGTACTGAAACGGCTTTTAATATCATTATAGGATGATACGGCAAACATTGGCAAAGGTCTCACATTTCCAATTATCAAAGCACCTTTGCGCAAGGACTCCTTGATTTCCTTCATTGTTTGGGTGAATCCATATTCAGCCTGTTCTTCCTTTGGAACAATCACATAGCCATCACCATAGATATTTTTAAGATAGCATTTCGTTCGCTTCAACATATCCCAACGCAATTTATCTACCAAGGTCATATAATCAAACTGTTGCTTGTCCTTCGCTTGGAATAACTTCTGGACATCCTTGTAATCATCCCAACATAAAGGGATAATGCCAAACTTTGACTTCATCCATTCATGCGAAATCAATTGACCATCTTTAAATGTAGAAAGAATTTCTTCCTCCAAACTACAAAAACTAAAATCACCAACTTTATTATTTTCCATCTTATTTCCTCTATTGTTAGCTCTCTACTAAGGAATCGAACCTTAGATTACCACCATGTAGAGAGTTCTTCTCAACCAAACTGTACCCCACCGCACCAAACTAGACCTCACCAAACTCCACCAAACTCCACCCCACTACACAAGACACTACCATATCTATTTTCATTTCTAAATGTATTATTTCTTTTCTACTTTAAACGCTCCGTAAAGCTTTCTGTAAGTACCAACATGATAGCGAAGACCTGCAATCTCAGCCACCTGTAATACTTCCTCCTCGTTCAGCTGCGTCTCATCGAACCAGCAAGTAACTTCCGTTGACCATTCTGGGAATATCGCTCTTGTTGCAGGGACTTTAACCGAACCTTTGATACCGCACGCTCTTGTGTCAACATAGGAAGTTGATGGGTCAAAATAACCCTCCTTTGTGCGCCCAACCTCAAAAAGTTCTTCCGGTGTCTTATCGTTGTCCTTGAATTGCAATACACCATCACCATAAAGGCCGAAGGAACGCTCGAACTTCTTGCCAAGCTTACGTTCTTTGGCAGCAGCTTGAAAACTACCCTCTACGTGCGACTGTGGTAACACATACTCGCCATTGCGATAGTACAAGGATGCAAGGAATTGCAATCGGCAAATCTCCAACAAATCATCATCTGTCTTTGTTCGCTTGCTAGTCAATGGCTGCAAAAGTTTCTTGTACTTGTCAAATGGATCAACTACTCTTGGATTGTGAACCATCAAAGGCTTAGTGCCTACCAATTTCAATGAAATCGTCTTCATTACTCTACATAATTATTAATTAAACACGGCAGTTTTACAGGTATGCCTCTTACCTTTGGGGCAAAACAAAAGCCCCGCCCGCTAATGTGGAAAGTGCGGACGAGGCTAAAAGTATAGAAAAGTCCGAAGACCCTTAAATTTCTTCTTATCTCAGTAACCATGCTTTCCACTTCACGGCTAAACCATTTCTGATTTCGTTTGCAAAGGTAAGCATAATTTCTGAAATACGCAAATTATTTAGTGTATTTCTTTATTCTTTTAAACTTTATTTTCTTTTAGAAACTTATTTTTAAAATTACACCTTATTTATATATGTCATTTCAAATAAATCCAATTTGTTGAAATGTTACTAAACGTATAACTTTGCTTTTTTGCCTTTTGCGGTTCTTTGTCAAAGTCAGCCGTAACAAACAAATGCGTTCCGTATAATTCCATATTCATTGCTTTTGTTCTCTCATCGCCCTTATCTTCTTCCAATGGGGAAACTTTAGCCAATTCGCTATCAAAAGCATAAAGTTTAAAGAATAAGTCTCCTTTCTGTTTAGAGTATTGCACCAATGCGCCATAAGGCTTTTTTACAAGAACTATAGCATTATTCAACTCCCCGTATTCCTTACTACAGCTTTCTACGATTTTTTGCTGTTCTTCATTAGCATTTACACGCATCTTTTCCAAATATTTTCCTAATGAGACATATACGCTATCTAAAATCTTATATGCGCCATACTTATCATAGAAGGCATATCGAGAAGAAACGGCATCCTCGAAATCGGAGCAAGGAACGATTTCATTCTTTGCGTTCATAGCCTTTTTATTCATTATAGCAGAATTCCAATTGATAATAAAATCCGTTGCTATGAAATCTAAAGAATATATCAATCTATTACTATTGAAGCGATAATCAGATAACGCCTTCTTGTAATTAGCCATTTTTTCAGCCTTAACTTGACTGAAATGGTACATATAGCCACCAATGCCGCCACCTATCACAACGATAGCTACGATGATGGCAATTATCAATTTCTTCTTCATAACTTCAATATTTTATAATATGTTTATATTATTTTCTTATTTACCTCTTAGACACACAAGCACTTTTATGCTAACATTCAACGACTTGTATTTTTATTACAGAAGTATTGTTATTTTACTTTTCGGCTTCATTGTACTCATAATCCCAGAGGAACAACTTGCCTTTGACGTTTCTAATCGGCTCATCGAACAATTTAGCATTCTTCAAGAACCAATGATATTGGAAATCTTCAGCAAATGCATCCGGATAAGCCTCATGATACTGAATATCATCCAACTCTACGCTGCCGATAATGGCTGACGTTGGCAAGTCTTTGAAGTCTGGAATAACAATACCATGCTCTTGGCAATATTTCTTCATTGCGCTCTCCTGCCATCCGTCAAGTTTTTCGGGTTTGGCTTGGCTAGCATGAATAAGGAAACGACCACGGAACTTTCTATTCCATGTTCTGTTTTCAATGGTCTTGCAGCCGATAGCGATTAACCAAGCATACGGCTGGCGAATAGATAATACTTTCATAAGCTCATTGTTTTGTTGTTTACATTCGCAAAGGTAATAAAAACCTTCGAGAAATGCAAGAAAACTCTAATTTATTTTCATCTTTTCTAAAAATAATCTTGAAATAATTTGCATTCTCAGATATTTCAACACACTTTTGCTTGATGTATTCAGATAAATAACCATCAAGTATGTTTCTTCTGTACTTAAGGCGGTAAGAGGTTAGATCCTCTTCCGCCTTTTCTTTCTGATTCTGTCCCAATCCGGTTTAAGCACATCCATTGAGCCGACCATCGCCTTGTACTTGTCTCCAAGTTCACCCTCGTTCATAGATGAACGGAAAGTGTACATCTTGTATCGTTCATGCTCAGGAACATATAATCCTACCATCAAGGAACGGATACCATCCACCTCCTGCTCCGGTGCTATCAATACAAGCCCCTCGTTCATGCTTTCCAACTTGAAAATCTTTGAGGTGACAACCTCATAATAATCTAGTACATCCATATTCTTGTCTCCTATAATTAGTTTGTACGCTCAAGCACTTCAATATACTGGATAGAACTACAATCAATATATTTACGAGTAAACACTACTGTACTTCCGCTCCCAATCATAAGTGTTCTGTTCTTTGTATTGCAATTGAAAGAGGTTTCACCACAAACACTATTGAAGTCGAAACTTATCTTTGCCCCACCTACCAAGTTGATAGTTCCTCTAAGACCTTTGTCCTCGGCTTCGCCCAATATCACATTCACATGACCAGCATCCATATTCTTATCTAATCAATTGTTATAAACCTTCTTTACTAAATATACGAATGATGGAATCGCTATCAATGTAGTCACAACTTCCATCCGTATCAATTATTGTCACAAGATGCCCATCCTCGTCTAAGATAACATCATCTGTTATAGTAAACTTCTTTATATGCTTACTGAAGTTTACATGAGATACCTGTCCATTTGCAAGTGTAATCGTCACAAGGCAACCACACTCCTTCGCATCTTCTAAAATATTTTTAACAACATCAATCTTCATAGCTTTATTATTTTAATTCTTGTTCTACGATGTCGAAATTATCCCACGTTTCTCCTTCGCTGTCTGAGATATGGAAGAAAGAATCTGAGATATTGCATAGATAATCATCGCAATTCAAAACTCGCTTGTAATTCTCCAAAGTGTTCATCCCTTTGTGTCTTATCGCTTTTCTTGCCTTATCTATGGTAGAGAAGACTTCTGCATCAACCTCCACTGCTTCACCCAATCCATGTTGGTATGAAGAAATTACTACATATAGTTTCATAGTTTAAACCTCCTTATTCCTTACGCTGCCTTAGATAACGTTTCTTTGTCAATCTCAATCCACTGAGCACCATCCTTACGGAAGAAGATTTCACTCTTGATATGCTCACCATCCACATCAATACTATTACCCTTGCAGACAAAGGTGTGGCTCTTTGTCAAAGGTACAAGAAGGTACGTTTTGCCCTCTCTCTTGCGTTCTACAAGCGTTTTATCCGTACCTAGGATAATAGATACCCTTTCGTCCTTATCGTCCTTTAGAACGCCTATTTTGCCTGTATGCTCGATATAGAGCACATTCAGAAAATTCTCATCCATTTTCTTTTGCATTAATCATTATGTTATACTTCTTCTTGTTTACACCTCTTTTCACGGCTTCATAGAGCAAAGCCAAAGCAAATGCTTCATCCTTGACTTTCAAAGCCTTCAAGGTATCTCTTTTGACGTTGTAGTTCTCGTCAACCTCACACAATGGCACGTAACCCTTGTGCTCGAAATTTCTTCGACCAATCGCCCAAATCTCATAGCCATCCGGAAACTCGTTTGTTGTCTCGAATTCATAACTGCCATCAATAAACTTTTCCATAATCAATTGTATTAAGTTCTTTACCTTATCTTTTCTTACTCCTCCCATCGGAAAGCGTTAGGGTCTTTTACGACCTTCTTACTGGCTTCGTCCCACATATAACCATCCGTAAACCATTTTGGGGCTTTACCATTGATTACACGTTTCGCCTCGGCTATGCTAGCATAGTCCGGTTCAACTACATTATCAATGCGAACGAATACCTGACCGAATACGTCCTCCACCTTGGTAATATGATGCCCTTTGTAGAACACTTCTTTCAAACACTTAGCAATTGTCTCCATATCTTATACTCTATTTATGATTAAAACCAAATTGTAGCATCACACCATGTGAAAATATCCCAATGATGAATGTTAGCATACATCACCTCTAAGTTGTTCTCTTTTACAAACTTCACGAACATATCGTAAACCTCACCATTTACGAACATATCCATAAAGCCATCTTGAACATTATATGGTTTTACTTGTACACCAATGTTCTTCAACTCACTAACAATCTCAGAATGTAACATATTCGATTTTAATTTAAAAGTCCTAAACTAAAGGGGTGTTTAAAGGCACACCCCATATTAAGCCTCGCCAAACACCTTAGAACGTGTAAATATCTTTATGCAACTCGCAAGAAGTTATAAGCCTTGAATTGTCTCCATGCACCCTTTGCCTCATCCCAATAGCGGATGCAATCTCTTGATGCTGCATGCCCTGTACCATTTGGAGTATAGTCAATGTGGCTCTGAAGGAGAGTACCAAAGGCTTGTCTTACCTCACCATTCATCTTCATAAAGAAGAACTCTACTACCTTGGTCTTCATCGCTGCCTCAAGCTTTACGACCTGCCAAGCCTGTTTCAAGCACTCAACCCAAGACATTGAACTTGATTTCAACTGATAGGCTCTATGTGCCAAATGCATTACCTTTCTCATCTTGTTCTTAATTGAAGTAGTCATATCCTCAAACCGTTTTACGAGTGCCGACTCGGCTGCATAACAGCAATTAATAGTTAAACTTTAAAGCCTTTATCTCTTAAAGACATTGCAAAGATAGTAGTTTTTTCTAATACTTCCAAACATTTCTATAAGTATTTTCTAATATTAACACTTATTTAACACATATAAGGCTTTTCTAAACATTTATTTGCTATTTATTAGCCGTTTCTAATATTTAACTATTTTTCTTTGGTAGTATAAAAGAAATAAGCTATCTTTGCAGCAAAATAAATATTAGTATTCACTTATATATAATAAGGTATGGACTTAAAGAAAATAATTAGAAGTCATGGACAAACCATTTCATCTGTAGCCGAAAAGTTAGGTATAACCCAATCGGCATTATCACAACAAATCAATAATGGTTCTATCTCGTTTGCAAAAGTAGAGCAAATAGCCAATATTTGTGGTTGTTCGCCATCTAGTTTTCTTGCTATTGATGGTGAAACCTTATCACATCCGGCTATCATCTGCCCTCATTGCGGCAAGCCTATCGAGTTGGAGATTAAGGCAAAGGAGGGGAAATGATATTCCTCTCCTTTAACTCTTCTATTCTTTCTCCTTCAAAAAGCCTATACCTGCATGAACATTACCCAACTTATACCAAGACTGGGTTAAAGTCATAACATAACTACTGAAGGATTCTTCCCCAATATCAAGTGTGAAGTCTTCATCTACATCAGGCTCTCCATGTCTTACGTACCCCTTATTCGGGGTGTATAGCAATCTATGATATGAGCCGCTCTCACAAATATAAAGTCCGCTATTACGCCAATCTGAACTCCAAAATTCCGGTTTATTCACGTAACAAAGCATTACATCACCATCGTAAATAGGAATACTATGACTTCGTTCATCCTTTTCTCCAACAAACTTTTCGCTATCAACATTGTCAGACTGACGGATAACAGATACGATGGAGTAACCATTTCCAATAAAGTCCGCTATATCAACATATGTTCTTTGCTCTCTAAGGTCAAATTCTTGTTGGCTTCTTACGCCATCTTTCTCAAATATTACAAGTATTCTTGTATACTTATCACCAAAATTGACCATACTTAGAATCAAGCCGTTGTTCATGTAAGACGCATAAGCTTCTTTGGCTAGTGTTAACACACGCTCTAGATATTCCAATGGCTTGTATCTAACTAACCAAGACTGACCTTTATGCATCTTTTGCAAGTACGAATACATGTTCATCGCCTCGCATTCATCTATTCCATGCTTCTTGCAGACCAACTTGAACTTATCCGGATAAACACTAGTTACAAGTCTATCCAATTCGTCCATAGCTTGCATAGCCTTCAAATAATCATTCGCTTCCATTTACTAATCTTTAAGTTTTTCAATTATATAACCACGACCTGTATAGGTACAAGACAAGCCGATATACACTAGCTGATGTAAAAGCCACAATTCTTCAGTGAACGGCAATCTATTACACTTCACAAACTCATCTTCATCCTCAAAATCGGATGCCTTTTCCAATATTTCTTCCTTTGTCATTATCTTTAAATTTGTGCCCGAAAGCTGTTAATCCGCATCTTTTATTTTTTGTAATGTGTCAAATATCACATTTGCAATCTCAAACCTACCGACATTTGGATTCTGTGGGACACTATAGCACAGAGCTTTTAAAAGCTCAAAACACTGATTCTCATTTAATAGCATACGCTTACTTCTTTTGATTAAAATACTTTTCCAATTCTCTAAGAATGAACAGCCCTCCTATCTTGAAAGACTGCTCTATCACTACTCGATGTTCCTTAAATTCTTTTTGGCTTCTTGAAAACCAAAACGCCTCGTTCTCTAATACAAGTACAAACTTATTAAATTCTGCATCGGTCATTTGCCATCGCCTCCTTTCTTTGGGAACAAATCATCAATGTAAAGCCATTGAGTAATTTGAAGACATCTGGCTATAGCTTTCCAACTACAATCTATGTATTCTGTTCCGAATCCATTATTGTTAGTGGTTTTAAACATGATGTAACTATGACGCTTTGGCTCTTCACTAGCAGGATGCCACAAATCCTTTAAAAATTCTTCTTGCATCCATTTAGCGCAATCCACAAAACCTTCTTTATAGCAAGCTTGCCAATATTCGGAAATAAAGGCTCCCTCCGCATGTTGCTTTGCAACTTCTTCTATTTTCTTATCATTTAACATATCTAACCCTCCACATTATTTGTAGTTCCAAGCAAGTGTTCATTGCCATCGTAAGGAATACATTGAATCCAAGTGATACCATTATCGCATCTATAGTAGAGTTCATCTTTATAACCAAACAAACTTACTTCCCATATATCATCTTCATTATCTCTAACCAACACCTTATCAAATGGTTTCAGCTCGACTTTTGGCTTCAAATCAACAAACATTTTCTTGTCAGCATCCCAAGCCTTGTTTTCCTTTTTTAGAGCTGAAAAGAGTTGTTGTTTCTCTTCATCTGTAGCAAGATGAGATATAGATTTCTCATTTTCATCTATTTTTGTACCATAGGTTAAAACCCTGTGGAAATAATCAAAATACACATAGACATCTGTACCCCCTTTGAAGATTAAAATTGCATGATAATGTTCTTCATCTTCTTGGATGCTAAGTATATCCCCATCCTTGAACTCTGGCTGCTTCTCAACCTCCAAGGTCTCACGATTGAGTTTGCCACCCAACTTTTCCTCGATAGTGTTGATGTAGGTCTGAACAGCATCACCTTTCTCAATATCGAAGTCTTGTGTCATAGCAATATTACGTGTATGATCATAAGAATATCCAACCCTAGTAGCTTGATAGTTATGCTTACCTGTGAAAGTTGTATATGTATCATCATTAAACGCTTCAAAGATAATATGTGAGTTGACATCTTTACAAACCAACACATCGCCTTTCTTCCAGGCGAACTTAGACCAGTCTGCCATTTCCTTAGAAGGTTGCAATACACATTGACCTGCTCTAAAGAATTTGCCATCGTACCAAAATCTATGTTGGTTACTTGAATTGAGTTCTTTAACCACAATAGATTTCTTTTTACGTACATCAAGAACTTCTTTAAGCTCTACTGCTCCACATATTCGGGAATACAACTTAACTCCTTGTGGCTTATCCTTAAGGGTTGCCGCTACATTAATCTCAGTTTCCATATCTGACTTTTTTATATTCATTTATTCTTCGCTAAAATATTTCTTAACAAACGCTCGTTCAGTGAGCCATTTCCCGAACCCTACTCTAAAGTAACGTTTTGGCTTGCCTTTCGCAAACCCATATTCGTCACGAGGTGTATTAACACTCATGTGTATCTTCGGAACATTATTCACCGATACGTATGCGGTTATATATTCATCCGAGAATGCCAAATGCTGAACTTCACGGAACTCTACACTCTTAAAGAACATTTCCTTCATAAGCCTTAGTCCTTATAGATTGCATCAAGAATGCTTCTGAAATTCGGATTATCAATAACGGCTTGGGCATCTTCTTTGTTCTTGAAGTAAATAGCACCTTCGTTATAATTACCACAAGAAGTAATACCATATTCGCTGGTTCGCATGATATTATGCTTATATTCTTGAGAATTCCAGTCCGGTTTCCAATCTCCATTATAGTACTTAGCTATAGTCATTAACCTAGCTAATGCGATTATCTTTTCAGCAATCACTTCAGGAACTTTCATATCGGCAGGACAAACACCTTTATCAGCTAAAGCAGATAAGACATCCGCATAGCAGATTTCCTTCTTCTTAAATGCTATAATGCCCGCTTTCAAGTCACTTTTTTCAACGTCCACTTCCATTCCTTTAGGAATATCTATGACTAACTTATTATCTAGCATTTCCATTTTTCATATGTTTTATTTCCAAAATATATTTTTTATTCACAACCAACTCGAAGAACTTATATTTAGCATGCATATAGTTGCGACCTAAATCAACTCCACCGACAAATTCTTCTCTATACCAAGAGATTGCCGTATATTTTACAATATCATGCTCTTCCGGATGATTCACACGACCATTCCACACATCTGTGCGAACCAAATCGCAATACCCATCAGGTAATTTGGCACGTATCATTCTTGTGTTCTCCGCATCAATATAGACGTTTTTGTATTCCAAATCTACGCCTAAAATTTCCTGATTAAGCTTTACTACATCCATATCTCATTAATCTTAAAGCACTACGTTGAAGATCCCTCGGTTTTAACGGATTTTTCTTCAACATTTTATTCGCTTCGTTTCGTATCTTGCGGCTTTTCCACTTCTTTGTAAGACGCATAGCCTTTAACAAACGATGGTCTCCGGCTAGCTTTCCAGCATCCTTCTTGCCACAATAATAGCCTTGCCTATAAGCCCAATATCGGGTTTTATAGACTTTCTTCATTATCTTCTTAGCTTGTCTTATCTTCATATACTACTTGTTTTTATAAATTTCACATGTCCCCTCATAAATAGTGTTATTACTATAAATGTCATTATATTGCGAAATGGAAACCAATTCGTTTGCCTTCATTCCCTTAAGAATTTCATCGTACACACTTTCTATTGCTCTTCTCTTCAATTGCTCCATGCCAGATTTGTCACGGCAATAGTATTGGATTTCAAAGTGTGACATTTCAACTCTTGAACGAAGCTTAATAACTTGTGGCTTTATGTATCTAACCTCTATCTTTGGCTTGATGCCTAATTTGTCAGCTAGCCATTGCTTCCATTTTGGCTTAACATCTTCCCCGTCTAAGCAAGCAAGTAATATATAAATAAGACTAACACTTATATATAAAATTTCCATACGCTACTTCTTTTTATCTCCAAATAAGACGTGTTTTCGGTAAGGGAAGAAATAGCAACGTTCTCCTGGACACCACCAACTAGGAGCGTTCTTCATGCATCTACGACATAACGCTATATTCTTCTCAGCTTTTATGTTGCCACGTTCAAACTTTCTTCGTTCTCTTCTTGAAAGAGGAGGATAAGGATAAGTCTCTTTCTTAAACACCTTAGCAGCTAAAGCATTCAGTTTTTGAGATACTTTTTCTAATATTTTTATCATACGCTACTTCTTTCTTGTTAAACTTATCGCCTAGGTGATTCAATGGTCTTTAGAACGCAATTGGTCAAATCCTAACTTATACCAATATCTTCTTGACCACCAATAATCATTCCGGTTTTTCTAAATCTTCTTGGCTTGCCTTATTTTCATCTTGCACCTCCTTTTTTACGTTTCGTAAATACGACAAGCATTTCTTTCCAATAGTGCTTACAGCCTTGGAATACTCATCATCATATAATGATTCATTACCATCGTATCTACTTAGATATTTCTTTCTTTTAATGTCTGCATCAACCATGATTCTAAGCTTTGCAACAATCATTTCATTACTGGTTACCTTGCCAAGAAACCACAACATATTAGTTAATGCTAACTTGTTTGGTTCATAAGTGTCAACATCAGACAATTCTGACAGCCTTCCTTGAATGTATCTCGTTAGTACCTTTTTGTAAATCATACCTTGCCCTCCTTATCGTATTTATTGCCAACAACTTTGAATTTGTATACTGACAATATAGAGCCTAAGAAATTCAATAAGTGCCCACCACCTACAGAATTTTTAATAATGAAACCGCCATTCTCATCCCAAACAACCTCATAGATTGCTTTTGTTTCTTGGCTTTGCAGAAGGTCGTGTTCCCAAATTTCATTACCCTTGCAGTCTTTCAGACCTATAAACTGACAGATGGTAGAGGGGTCAATTGGTGATGTCAGTCGTTTCTCAAAGTCTGTCATCCAGACGTTATCTGAATCTTTGTGATGAACCAAGTCACCTTTTATCCATTTTCCATCCAAGGTCTTCTTTGCCTTGAACTTGATATTTTCTATTTTCATAAGCTATAATTCTTCTTTTTCAAATTCACTCTTTGGAACACGATAACAAACTTCTGCACCATAGGAACGTTTTACGCCTTTTAAGGGCATTAACTTTTCTAGAATATTATGTACCTTAGTGCCTTTTCTAACACTAATAGATATATAATCATATCCATAATTTGCTAGTAATGGCGAGTTGTTTGCCATATACACCTTGCCATTTTTACCAAGATTACTATGATTTCTTGCAGGCTGGTAGTACAACCCACTAGCCTTATGTTTGATTCTGTAAGGTTTAACCATAACTATTCTCCTTTAAGTTCTACACTTTATTCACCTATCTTTTCAAAAACTAATTTTACTTTTATAGGCTCATCTTCCCATGATAAATCAATATTGTTTCTTGGGATAGTAAATCTTTTGTTTCTATGGTCTCTAGCAGTTATCTCATCATTACAATTATAATCAATACCACTTTTCCACTTACTCCAAAATCCATACCAATCATCACGGAATGGTTTATCTTTGAACAACACTAGCTCGCCATCTTTATCACAAGCAAGCCATAAATATTTAACTTTATCACTCATATTTCTTCTTTTTAAGTTCTCTTTCACGTTTACGTCTCTCCTTCCTTGTGGGTGGAGGAACGTATTCATCTAAGAATGCAAACGTTTTCTTGCAATTAGCATTTAATACTGGAATATATACATCCAATAATGCCTTTAATAATTCTTCCATATCAATCTTCTTTAAGTTCTACTGGCTCATCATCCCAAGACAACTCTTTTCCGATGAGCTTCTTAATGCTACCTTGTGGCATTTCTATGCATCTGCAAGAACCGTAATCGTCTCTCCAGCTATATACAGCTTTGTGAGGCTCTGTTTCAAATATAAGTTCTGTACCAAAACTATTAACACATACCCAAGCCATAACTATACCTCCTCAATTTTTACTCCAAATGGAGTGCCGTCTGCAAAGGTATTGTCTTGATAGCTATTTTTTGAAGCCAGCAGGATGGAGCTATTATCCTTATCTGCCAAGCCTACATAGTAGTCATCAACATAAACGATATTGAAATAACCTTCTTTGCATTTTATCCACCCAAACGGCTGATGCTTCAACATTTCTTCCCAGCACTCTTCTGCGTCCTCAAATTGGCGATAGGTATGTTCTGGCTTGATGCGATAGCCTTCAGGTTTTCCAACAAACGTATCAAGGAAAAAGCCCTCATCGTCACCATCAATATCTCTCCATGCGCCCATATCGTTCCACTGAATGGTCTTGCCTTCTTTAATTGCCTCTAAAATTGGAAACAATCTCTGAATTTCACCTTTATAAATTTTCTCCATACTCAATCCTCCAACTCTTTAAGTGCATCCTCGATATTGCCCATAGCCCTCCAGAGAAGGTTATGTTTAGTAGCACCACCTTTATTGTACTCGTCAAGCTGATTGAATGCCTGACTTAATAATTCCTTAACTTTGTTCATCGCTTATCCTCCTTAATTACCGGTTCTTCGATAATGTATTCGCCTTCAATTTCAAATGGTAAAACGTAGTAATATTTGCTCTGTAAACTTTACCATCTAAAGCCTTAAATAAAGGATGAATAACTGTATGTAAATGAGGAACGCATTTGTTGCAATGATGCACAACCTCAAAATGCCCATTTGAGCCATCACGCAATTTGCTTCCACAACACTCACAACTACCTATTCTGTATTTAAAATATGTACGTGACAAAGCAGCCTCTTTGCCACAAATATCACACTTTCCAAATTCCATACTTGCCATATTCTCTTCTTTTTACCCTCTCCCTTTTACAGGAGAGGGTGGTTAGTTATTTATCAACTTCAACGAACTTTCCATCTTTTAGCAAATACCAGGTATCAGCCTTGATGCTTTCTCCGTCAACGTACTCTGTCTTAACGCATACTGGGACATTACGATTCTTTTCATCGCTCCATTCCCATTCTGCGAGCGTTATCCATGAGCCAATCTTTGCTTTGGCTTTGGAATTGTTACCAACACACATAATAACGGAATCTTCTCCAGTGCTGTCAATCTTAGCAGAGTAGCCCGATGAACCAATCTTAGCAGAGTAGCCCGATGAACCAATCTGAGCATAGTCGCCCGATGAACCAATCTGAGCACAGCAGCCCGATGAACCAATCTGAGCAGAGTAGCCCGATGAACCAATCTGAGCATAGTCGCCCGATGAACCAATCTTAGCACAGCAGCCCGATGAACCAATCTTAGCAGAGTAGCCCGATGAACCAATCTGAGCATAGTCGCCCGATGAACCAATCTGAGCATAGTCGCCCGATGAACCAATCTTAGCACAGCAGCCCGATGAACCAATCTTAGCAGAGTAGCCCGATGAACCAATCTGAGCATAGTCGCCCGATGAACCAATCTGAGCATAGTCGCCCGATGAACCAATCTGTTTCTCTTTGTCTCCGTTGTCGTTCAAGTATCCGCCCGTCTTAACCTTTGATGGTGAGGTAATATCTTTCAGCCACTCGACACCGATATTAATGATGTCTGCCAACTTCAACTCAGCCTTAATCTTGATGTGTGAAGAACATACCTTTGTTGACTTTTCTTCTTCGTCAATCTTTCCAGACTGTTCTACCTCGGCAAAGCGAGATTTAAGCATATCGTAGTAGTCCCATACTTCCAAAGGAGACTTGCAAGCGTGGAAACCTCGGTTACAACACTTGATTCCTCCGTTCATATTGTACTCTTTTCCAACTTCGTACTGGAATCCACGGCATTGCATATCCTTGTCGAATCCCTTGTACGATTTAATCACTTTTTCACTCATGTTATATCTATTTATATTCTTTGCAGGAGATGGTGGTTAGTTACTTTGTAAATTCTATCATATATTGTGCAAGCACAGAGCCTACATAACATAAAGTCATAAGTATTGTAGCTACAGACGCAACTGCAATATCTACCGTACTCAACTTTGGTTTTCCTGACCAAAATATTCCACCAACTATCAGAAAGATAGTTCCTAAAATCGTTAACAATACTACCATATTACTTATATTTATATCCCATAAGGGATGGTTAATAACTAAAGTTCATCAAACTCTTTCTGAATGCTATCAAAAGCCTTTTGAACAGCTTTTTTAATATCCTTAGATAATTCGGGATTTATAGCATCAATATCTCTTAGAACATACGCCATTTCAGCATAGTTACAGCCTTTTGAATAGCCGCAATATAACTTAATTACTTCGGGGTATGCCATAAGAAAATGATTAAGTTTGTCTGCTCTTTCAAATACTTTTTTATCCATATTACTATCTGATTAGTTAATCTTCTACAATAAATCCATTCTCGGTGCAAGTATCAATAGCACGAATGGCTATCCAAATAGCCTTGTCTGCTTCTTTGTCTCTAAGACTACTTCTTAACTCACACAACTTTCTCTTTGCTTCTGTTGCATTCATATTTCTATCTATTTATGCCCGAAGGCGTTAAACTTACATTTGATTGTCACACTTTTCTGTTTCGTCTGGAACAGATAATTCGTCCCACATATCACACTTACCTTTATCATTGTAGATGCAAGATCTGTGACAGATTCCTCTAGTATCTTCTCTAAGCATATCTACACCTCCATTTCGTGATTGATACCTAGACCAAAGAGAAGATGCTGTAAATCTGATACGCTTTCTAGCTTAACAATAAAAGGACTTAACTCACAAGTAATCTTCAAGTCTTGACTAGCCTTTATAGTCGGATAGCCCTTGCGTTTGAAGGTCTTATAAAGAATATTTGTGGTGTCATCAGATTGTTTGCTATAAGTTACTCCGTACCATCCATTCTTCTCTAGAATCTCTGGAGTGAGAGGTATAGGAGTAATCTGCTCTTTTTCCAAGAAAAAGGTATCAACGCCTTTAGCAACTCTTACAAATACCTTATTTCTATTACAATATGAAACAAACTCACAGACAACACCATTTGGTGTAAAGTCGTTTGGCTCTGTTTTAGTCATTACCAAATCTCCTGGAATATAGTCTAACTTATCCATACGCTTTACTTTTCAAATAACACAAACTTCCCATCCTCAATACCGATTGATTTAATACCTTTCGTACAATAATCAGTATCTCCGTGAGGATTAATAACATATTCTCTTTTTATGCAAACATCGCTTTCTGGCTTTGTTAGCAATATTTCTGCTAACTCTTTTGCTTTCATACGCTTTACTTTTTATGATGATTATACTTTTTAATAGCATCCTTCTTAGAAGCTGCCATAATCTTAACACCTTTGATGGTAAACTCATGCTGCGCCTTTGGCTGACACTTTTGCTTGTCAGAAGGAGCACTGCCATAGTCATCTTTCGGTAGTCTATAATGTTCCACTCCAAAAGGATTGTCATAATAGCTAACAGCAGATAGGTATGCCATTTGCATTCTAGCTAAATCTATTAGTTTTCTATCCATACGCTTTACTCCTTAACTTCTTTAAAGATTACATCTTTTTTATCTGAACGTGCAAACTTAGTGCATTTAAGCATTATTGAACAACTAGAGCTGTTATAAAAGAAACATCCTTCACAGCTACCTTTCTTCTCAACAACTTCAAGAGTTATTCTTTCTCCAACTTTAAGCTCTTTCATTTCTCACCTCCTTCCTTTGGGAGTAAATCATCAATATAAAGCCATTGAACAACACGTATATGTCTAATGTAACTACTCCAGTTAGGATAAGTTTGTAGTATATCATCTATTACGTCTACATAGTAATAAAAATTACCATGATAAGTAGTTTGATGCAAAAATTTTGCTCCCTTTCTTGGTTTTTCGCTAGCAGGATGCCACAAGTCCTTCAAGAACTCTTCCTTAGTTAATCTCTTTTCCATTTTTCAATCTCCTTCACATAAAGTTTCGTTAACCTCGTCATTGTATGTACGAGTAACCGGATTGTACTTGGAATGTATTGCATCTACCCTACCTTTCCGGTTAGTGAAATAGATAGCATTTCCTTGGTCATAGAACCTGTATACTGTTATACTATCCACGACAAACAACTTCTCAACCTTGAATTTGTCAACAGAATCCGAGATTTGGACTCTTGTACCCTTACCTTTGCAACCTACCAAAATGGCGGCAACGGCTATTATCATAATTACCTTTTTCATATCAACTTCTTTTCTTCTTGAAGAATACGTCATTCATCGTACCCTAATATACTAAAGAACTCATCCATTTTTGAATTTAGATTGTTTGCCATTAACATATATGCCGGAACGGAGCGACCGATATTGCACTCTAACTTCAATGCATGTATCATTACTGAAGCTTGATGGCTTGAAATCTTAACCCTATCCAATCTGGAAAGTATTTCGCTCTGCGAATCTGCATTACGAAACACTTTCTTGATAAGACTTTCTATGTACTTACGCTGCTTGTCCGTCATTGCTCTTATTGTGCTCAAGAGACTCAACCAAAGCCTTCAGACCATTGAACGAGGCATTCATCAACTCCTTGCTATCGGATGAATCAAAATACCAATTGCCAATTATCTTACTGTTGTTTTCGGCAAACATCGTAATACTCGTATGAGTATTTGAAGACGACATCTGAATAGACTCCTTTGTTCTACCCATGAGGCTAGCAATCTTTGCCAACACCTCTACATAAGCATTATTCTTTTCCATATCTACTTTATATTAAATAATCAAGTTCAAAATTATCTACAAAATCACTAGTCCATTTCAAATCCGGAAACTTTAACCTAGCAATAGGATTGAAAGCAATCTCCGGATGGTCAAACTCAAAGAGATAGTCACTGCGTCCATTGTCATTGCCATCAATATGATGATAGCCTATGATTTTCTTACCCTTGGAAAATCCAAGCACATTAGCAAGATATTCATTGATTTCGTCAACTTCGCCTTCATCATTAATAATCAAGGCAACCATAACACAAGAGTTGCTATCGTTGAAATTAGCCAACTCGCTGAATGAAATAGAATTATTCTTCATAACTAATCCTCAAAGTTAAAGAATCACACAATCACAACCTTTGATGTTGCGGCTCTTTGCCTCGTTGATTACATTATCCAACCACTCGTTTGAGAAGAGGATAGCTTCGTCTCTTCTACGAACCAAGATAAAGTACATGCCGTCCTTTACGTAATCAATATAATACTTTGTTGATTTCATTTCTAACTTACAGTTTTTATGGTGTGTCTCACCATTTTAATTAATAACCTCGTTTCTTAATTACGATGCAAAGATACAAAGAATATTCGAAATATGCAAGTTATTTAATGTATTTCTTTTATCTTTTAACACTCTATAATAATGCGAGCAAATTATTTGCTGACGTTAACACAAAAATCCCCACCACTACATTATTATATATAGTGATGGGACAAACATTTAAAACAAAATAGCATTATGGATTTCTACGATTACTATCAAACTAAATCGTCAACATAAGCCCATTTATAGATGGCGTTTGACTTCGTGAACTTCTTCCACCATTCCTCGCCTAAGAAATTCAGATGCTTGAAACGCTTACGAACCTTGGTCAGACCGACAATGCGTCTGTTGTGCTCAGGTAATTCTTCTACCAGATGCCAAGCACTATCCTTTTGGCATTTTATTCCCAACTCCAAGGCTTGCTTGGCTATCTGCCTTGCACCTTGACTAAAGTCTATCTTATCTATCAATAATTCTAAATTCATAATCAAATTACTTCAATATTAACTTTATCATCAAAAAACGCCTCAAGCACTTCCTTGGCTTTTACATCTGCTTCATCCAAGTCTTTGCACTTGATAACCCTAACATTATAGCCTATAGGATTACGTAACTCATAACTACCATTATCTTTGACCAGGCGAAGGAAAATATCTCCTCCTTTGAATCGGTACGAATATCCTTCAGTTGCTTCGTTCCACTGTCTAACTATGTTCCTCACCGCCATAATATCTTTGCACTTTTTCCAATGTAGCACTAGCACCCTTAATGTAGGCTGCGATAATGACATTTCTATATAGCTCACTATTTTCCTTATCAATTCCTACCAAGCCTTCTGTTGATTTCAAAGGCTCAATTGTAAATTTATAAGCCTCCTCTACTATCCAGCTAGGAACTCCATTTGAAATCAAATTCTCACAATACTCATTCATAATTTAACCTTTTAAAATTAGTGGATGACAAGGGATTTAAACCCTTGTTGGTGTCAATACCTCCCCAGTGACCTAGTACACGGAATGTTTAATCAAGAAATCCGCTCCAAGTTTGCGAGGGTCGCATTGCTTTCAGTTGCCAATGCCACTCATCCGTTTGTCAGCGACAGATGCGAATTTGAAGACTGTGCACCATTCCCAACCTTGCCCAAGGGTTTCTGTCGCTGACTTATGGGCTTGTGCCAATGGCTGTCGGCAAATTTTAAGTGTTCACATCTTACGATGCGGTATTAACTATCTCCCTGCCCAAGGGAACAACCATTAGCGATAGGCTATTTGTAGTTATGGAAACTTCCAAATAAAGCCGTGCGACTCCTAAGTTTACCATCCTGCCCCCACGCAAGGCATCACACGGCTTTGATACGTGGATATTTGGTAGATTATGGCAATCCTACCTTGACTTCCTTATATCATTCCGCTGCCAACCTGCCGCCCAATCTACCGGAGCTGCATTACAGCAGTGAAAAGATGTATTCACATTATACAAGGCAGCTCTGAACTCATCCAATTCTTCTGCCGTGAACGGACAATCCTTGTTTACTCGCCTTTTCATAATTTCACAACTTTATAACCAAGCCGACTTGCAAGATCAAGGAACACATTAAAGTCTTCCTGCACAAACTCTGTTCCTGGCACTACTCCATTTTCCAAAGTGAAGTAACGCTTTGTATTGTAAAGCGTATCCTCCAAGCAATAAGTTTCTTTCATTTCTTCTTTCTAATCAATAGTAAACAACCTTTCGACTGGTCTCTTTGTGATATTCGGGTTAAGAGAGTTTGTAACTTCCTTTTCCCAAACACATCTGAACTCTTGCGGCATCTGGTACTCGCTGATAAATACCTTATGACCTCTTCTAGCCATTTCCATGCACCATATATAGAAACTTTCGTAATCGAAGTTCTTTGATACATCATACTTTTTCGTAGCTTTGTAAGGCAAATCGCAATACACTATACTCCTATCCGGTATCACAAGTTCATCATAACTGCCGCTATAGAACTCAACACCTTTGAGAAGAGGCACATCACGCATTGTATTTTCTATCTGCTCCCTTATGTAATCTCTTACCTTTCCATTCTTGCCAACTACATTATGTCCACTATAGCCACCATCAAAGAAACGACCATTAAAGCTAGCCATAAAGCCAATTAGTCCGACACCTGCTTCCGTGAAGTAATTATTCTTTCCATGATAGCAGTCTCGTGCCTTGTCATACGTCTCCTTGCTAATATGACTGAAGACAAATCCTCCATCCTGAAGATGCTTCCACATTTCGATAAGATACTTATTCTTATCGTTGGCAATCCTGCGATACGTGTCCGGAACGTTCTCAATAACACTACAGCCACCACAAAAAGCATCTACAAACGTATCATGTTCCTTGTCCAGCATAATCGGCAATATCTCATGCACGATTCTAGCCTTACTACCCATGTACTTCATCCTATCAACTTCTTTATCATTTTAACACCTCGGTTGCCAAACTTTCGCTCGATAACCTCATTGTAACTAACTCCATCAATGGAACACTCATCTGGATAGCGTTCTTCAAGCCAATCCGTAAACTTCAGTAAGTTGAAGACCAACTCTTTTCTCGCTAAAAGGAACCGCATATCTATGAACTTTCCAAAGCTTTCCCCAAAGATTCGCTGAAATTCATTACCTATCGGCAATAACTCTTTTGGGTCTATTTTCATCAGCTTGCTTTCTTAGATGTCACACTATCCAGAGGATAGTCACTCTTCATAAAGTCACTAATTCCTATGTAAGTTCGCTGCAAATCCTTCTCATCGTCTTTCAAGTCTTCCGTTGCATTGATAGCTGCCTCGTTCAATGTCTGTTCGTTAAAGACACCTTTTCTCACCTTATCGAAATAAGAAAGAATTTCTTTAGTCATCAAATGGTCAGCCAATCTCTTGAAATCCTTATCCATCACTAATGCCATGAAATCATAAGAGTTTTCAAAGGCCAAGATAGGAGCAAAGTCCTTGAACGCTTGCATTAAGTTAACATGCAAATCTTCATACAGCTTACGGATGATATTCTCGTAAGTTCCCAAACAAAGGTTGGTCAGATTGTACAGGATGATTGCATTCGCATAAACTCCCGATTTTTCACCAATCCCTAAGTTCTGTAACCTCACCGCAAGCTTATCTCGCAACTTGTACAAGTCTTCACTAATCTTGTCATAGAACGTCATTGCGAATTCGTTATTGAAATCTGCATTAGGAACATAAGCGTCATAATACTTAATCGCCTTGCGAAGGTTCTTCTTGCAGTCCACCCACTTCTTCTTCACTTCAAACCTAACGCATTTCTTCTTCAGAATACTCTTTTCGATTTTCTGCATGAAGCACTCTGCCAACACCATTTCAACATAGACATATTGCTGAAGATAACCTCTAGTAACAATCATAACCTTGTTTACTTCGGTTTCGGTCATTCCATGCGGCACACTGATAATTATCTTCTTGCCACCGACATCTAACAGAACTCTTCTGAAACAATTAACACTAGGCATAATGTTTTCTGTTTGAATATTCAACGACCTTGTTATAGCACTCTGTTCGTACCAAATCCTCGACCTTATTCAATGTGCAAACCTCGTGGGTATCATTCATATTGACTTGTGGGCAGCAAATCTGATAAAAATACTTTGTCCTGACGGTGAAACCAAACAACTTGATTTGTTCTCTGATTACCCGACCAGACACCACCTTATCAAGTTTCTTCTTTCCTTCAAAGAGATTCAAACTTTCCTCTCTTCGATATATAATATCGGTCATAACCGAAAAAATATTTCCGAGCATAACTATTCCTCCAAATTTCTTAGTGTCTCCATACTCTCATCATTATCAGCATCATAGCCGATGTGATACTCGCTACCAATTCTTGCACCAACATATATCTCTTCTGCATCTAAGATGTAGCGGAACATCTGTTCACGTACCTTTCTCTGCTCTTCATTCAATTCGAGCATATCAAAGCACTCTTCTTGTAAAGACTTATATGGATTCGCCCCCATATATGCTACATAAGCCAACTTGCCTTCCTGGTGCAATGGTCTCCACTTCTCCCACCAATGGTTGCGGTATTCCAAGATACCCCTTTCTACTCCATCGGCACAAACATGTTTAACTATTCGTATTCTCATATTCAATCCTTTTATTTATATTCTACCAATTTTCCTCTTCTTTTAAAGTTTCAAACTTATCCTTCATAATAGAATTGGTCTCTGTCCAAAAAACTATGATAACCTTTTTTACATCAACCCCTTCTCCTTGTGCAATATCCTTTGAGGCCTTAACGAAATCAAAATATCCTTCATCTGATTCTAAAATTCCGGCGGAATACGCCATACGTCCATTCTTGATGAATCTTGCGGAAAAATAAAAGTATCTTTTCATCGCAGTAACTCCCTAGTAAATTCGTTACGCATCGGCTCTACGATACTTGTGTACAAACTCTTCTTGTCTTCCGGAATATCATCCGGTGTAATAGAGAACATCAACAAGTAAGACATCGGAATCCCCAACACCTTACAAATTGCATCAATCTTACTTTTGCGTGGAAACGTTCTTCCGGTTTCCATAAACAACATATTCGTCTCGCTACAACCGATAGCCTTAGCCAGTTGTCGTTGGGTCAAGCCCTTGCTTACCCTAATTGTCTTAATCGCCTTTCCTAAATCCATAATAATTCAACTTATAGATACTATTTCTTCAACTAAAATGTTATTTCTAATTCTTTTCAAAAACTTTATCGTTTTGGCACTCACAGCTTGCGTTTCATGCACCTTTACACCATCAATTTTACGCAATACAACATTACCATGCGTGCTGCCAAAAATAAAGCATTCCTTGCCTCTCCAGCGTACCATGTCGAAACGCTGAAAGCGAGATTTGCCAATCTTGTGAGAGGCTATCGTGCTCCTGCGGATGCCACCTTTCTTAGGGTTGGCTACGTGCAACACTCTCGTATGGCGAGGTACACAACGGCACATAAAGAAGGAACTTAACCGCATTGCGTGTACGTTCTTAGCAATACAGAAAGCATCGGCTGCATGGGTCTTGGCGATACCATTCTCAATGCGAGTATGCTTGGTTACATAACCATAAGTCAAGTGAACGTTCTCAAATTCTTCCTTCGCTCGCTCATAGACTACCCAACGCATAATATTCATAACGGCTGCATCACGCAAGGAATTTCCACGCTTGATTTTCAACTCGAACTCCCCACGATGGTAAGCCTTGTGACAAGTCTCACATAGAGTCACGAGATTGCTAGGGGAATTGCCACCTGTCTTGCGGCTCTCCAAATGATGAACGTTCAGAATATGGTCTTTGCCCTTGCAATGAACACACCTATGTCCATCCCTAGCCAAAACGTACTCCCTCACGTTCCAAAAACCCATTTGTTCACCTTGCTGATACTCCTCACCTTGGATGTCGGGTCTCTTAATCTTTTGCGCATCGAACTGAGCAACCTCGATTGTTGTCTTCGTTATTGGAAGTAACTTACGAACCAAGCGGATAACCTTCAAGTGACTCTCAACCTTTTGCTTAACACTAGGTGCTAGCCAACCATCTTTCTTCTTGCGGTTATCAAAACGAACCTTGCGGTAACGTGTCTTGCGGTTTCGCCTTGTCCTTCTCAACTCCCTGCGAGTAGAAAGCAAGTTCACTACATCGCTTCTTAACTCAACCTGCGCTGCAAGCAGCTCCTTTCTCTCGGAACTAGCCGAAACGCCAATGTGCTTTGAGCCAGCGTCAATGCCAAGGCTCACTTCCTGCGTATAGGTGGTGCTCTCATAATCCAACTGAACGACAAACGGAACACGGCTGACAACATGAGCCTTGCCGTGGCGAAGAAGATAACCTATCCTCCCTCCACGCTCGCTTGGCATCAATGCCTTACCATCCTTGCTCCTTACGTAAATCATAAAAAAACAATTTAAATTAATAAATAAATCTCACCTCGAAAGGTGGTTGTGCGCCCATCGCCAATGTTATAGGGTGGTTTCTTGTCCGCAGCACCGCAGCTTTCGCCACTTTTAACCACGAACCGCAGAGGACAGAACTTGGACGGACATCCTGACGTGCCTATACATTCATCCCTAACGTAGCTCCCTAATTCCATTCGGAGCTGAGGCTAATCCGCTCCGGACGATTGAATGGATAATCGCAGTAGCCTATTCAAAGGCTTCCAGAACTTGAATATCTCACTTTTGGTTCTTCAAGCCATTTTTTTAAAATTTCTTTCTTTGTCATTACCACCAGTTTTTGTGGTGTGCCTCACCTTTCCCTTATTAGATTGGCGAAGAGGTTTGCCTCCTCGCCAAAATTACCGATTTAACTTCTCCTGAAGAGTATGGGCACTAAGCCCAGATACTCTTGTAACGAATCTTATTCGTTGTATTATCGTTCAAGTCAAACTTGGTAGAAAGCTCGATAGCTGCTTGTTTAACTTCATTCAAAGTATGCAAGTCATTTCGCACATCCATCGTCTTGCCACGCTTACCACAAACCCAAACGGAAAAAGACTTTTTGTTGTCCTTGTCGATAACGGCATCCGCACAAAGAGCATTACCATTGCGCTCTAACGCATGATGTAAATTATCTACCAAGCCTTCAACGCAATCATTTTCGGTCTTCTCGAAGAACATTTCGATACTTGGAAAAATCTTGTAACTACCATTTGATGTAATCATAATGTCTTACAGTTTTTAAGGTGTGTCTCACCTTTTTAATTAGTAACCTTGTTTCTTAATTACAGTGCAAAGATACTAAGAAAATTTGATATATGCAAATTATTTAATGTGTTTATTTGCGTATTTAATGTATTTTAATCTTTAAATGATAATTCAACTATTCATTTAGTAGATTTTTGCATTTTTTGCGCTAAAACACTTGAAAGTTTTTGTAACCATATTAATCAAAGTCAGTTTTTAACGTGTGGCTCACGCTTTATAATTTCTGCATCTTGCAGCGATTTCTGTCAGTCGCTTCCCCTTTACATCCACTGTGCTTCCTTTCTTGCATTTTAAAATATTTCCTGTGCTAGTATTTAGTATTCCCAAGAAATGGATACAACAAAAGCAACTTCTAAAATTCTTATCCATATTTCATTTCTGCTTTAAGTTTCTTTCTTTGAGCCAAGAACATAACAATCTCCTCGAAATCTTCGCAATTCAAGAGTATTTGACCAGCCTGCCATTCCGCAGCTTTCTGCTTTGCATCCTCCATGCCCTTTGCAAAGAATGTGATTTGCTTGCCTTGGCTTCGATTCTCTGCCGTAACTTCAAGTGTACCGAATTCAAGTTCGGTAGTCTTCATACAGAGACCCTCATCAAAGAGCCTCTGTAGATAATTAAAAAGGTTACTCTTTTCCATTTTTCAATCTTTCATTTTCCTCCTTCAATAAATCATCAATCTCCTTGCGCTTTGCCCGCATGTCTTCAAACCATTTGCTCGGTGTTCTTGGACATCCTATGAGCCAATGATCGAAGTTTGGAATAGGCAAATTGAACTCACTAGCTTCAATCGTATAATCGTACCACTTCAACAACTCTTCTTCAGGAGCTTCCTTGTCAATATCAGTTACAATAGTAGCCATATCGAAAGTTAAATCACCGCAATTGGCTATTCCACCTGTATCAATCCAATATGTCTCCGGATTATCCAATCCGTAAAACTCATGCTTCTCACAAAATGCCTCCAAGTAAGCATTGCAAGCATTCTCGTAATCTTTCTTTAATTTTTCCTTATCCATAATCATAAATCATTAAAAAGTTTCTTAACCTCGCTCTTCTCCTCCTTTGGATGGGAACACATCACAACTTGCGCTCTTTGATTGTGTCTTACCTGCCATTCGCAAGTGTTGCATCCCAAGTCACCAACCTTATTAACAGCATTGGTGTATCTGCCTTTCTTACCATAGGGACAATCGGTAACGAAATCCTTTCTTCCCCAGATGTACTCATCTATCTTGTATGAGATAGCATTTGCTTTCTCCTTTTTCTCGTTAATATTTAAAAACATCATATCGTCAATATTTAAAATAAGCATAGCTGACCATCATCAGCGACCTTAACATTACTCTCAGAAAACCAAAGTTCCTTGAATATCCTCTCCATGCAAGCTACGACAATCGAATTTCCAGCAGCCTTTTGAAGACTTGACTTCGACACTCCACTTTCAAGCATCTTGTCTATGTATTCTTCGTCAACGTTCATTAAGCGGAAGAGTTCTCTCGGAGTCAAACGCCTAATGCGCAACCTTGTCTCTCCAAGCACAACCAAGGAGTCCTTGCTCGCAGATGTAATGGTATTGGCTGTAGTCTTTCCAAGCTCAACTTTTGGGCTATGCTTTTGACCTTTTATCCACTTCCCTTCAGAACGAGTCCTTATAGCTGCACCCATAGGCTCTTTCCATTCATTTGGTACAAATTTCTCTTTACATAGCAGAGCATCGCTCAAAAAGTACTTCTCGTCCACATTTTCCTCCAAGACATCAACCAAATGTTTCTTCAGCTTTGTCTTTCTCGGAAAATGATAATCTATCTTATCACCATCATTTCGTATAGAGAGCATGAAGACACGTTTTCTGTTCTGAGGAACACCGCAGTCGGCAGCATTTACCACCTTTGCATAATTGGCATATCCGTAGGATTCCAGCTCCTTGCGCCACTTGTTGAAGAACCCGATGAACTTTGTTTGAACCAGAGCTTCTACATTCTCCATTAAGAGGTATTTCGGTCTCTTGGTAATAATGGCGTTTCTTGTGAACCAAAGGATAGAGGAACGTGTATTGCTTCCCTCCTCTATTCCTTCCTGCATTCCGGCTTGCGAAACAGACTGACAAGGTGTTGAATATGTCAGCAAGTCAAAATCAGCAACCTTGCTCCAATCTATCTTGGTCATATCACCAAAGTTCTTGCCGGACAGACTAGGAAAACAAGCGTTATGCAAGGTTATTGCACTTGGCTCTATCTCCGACCAGCCGATGCACTCGTAATCAAAATCAGAATGTTTCTTCTTCAGTCGTTCCAAAGCCATCAGTTGAGAATCATATCCGGCACATAATTCAAATGTTCGTATCTTCATTAAATATCATGGGTTTTACAAAAATCCTCTACAAAGCTATCACCCCAATCATCCTCATGCCAAATCTTTGCTACTTCAAGTTGCCCCATTTCCTTTATAGCCAACAGAACTTGTTTTATATCGTTTTCGTACTTAGGTAATGATTTCTCCATAATCGGGAACAAATCCTTTGCCTCTTCAAAAGTCAACAGAATATCAAATGCCCCACCTTCACTTGGCTTTACTTCAAATAACTTTTCAGAAGGATTCTTTGCAGTTTTCAACCACTTCAAAAATTCCTTTCTACTACGATACTCACAATATAAATTGCTAAACTTTACGTATAGCTTATCAAAACTTAACTCTTTCATAATAAATCAAATTTATCTTTAATTATCTGTTTCAAACACCGTCTGCTTGCCTCGTCTTAACGCACGATACTTTTCAGGAGCCATTGGTAAGCCATTCTCTTTTAAAGCTTTCTCGTAAGCTCCAAAAGCTAAACAATCGGCTTGTTCGTTCAAATCATCACCATTATGTCCCTTTACCCAAGTCAAAATAACAAGCTTGTCCTTTGCACACTTACGATACAACTTGATTAAGTCTGGGTTCTTTATATCTACACCTATCTCCCAATCTGTATAGCGGAACATTTTCAATGCGTACTTAGAGTCACTTCTAACCTCTATGACAGAACCTTTCGGACAATAATTAACGGCTGATATTATCGCCAACATTTCCATTCTGTTACTGGTAGTATGCAAGCAATGATGTGTCTTTACCTTTTCAAGTTCACCTGTAGATGTATTCACAACGATATACGCAGAACCACCTGCCTTATGGGTGGAATAGTTATCGCAGCTGCCATCTGTATAGCAAATATAGTTTGGAAGAAGTCTTTTTCTTTCCACAATAGTTTCTTCTTTCTTAGGTTGAACCTTGCCATACTTTGCATTCTTGCCTGTTCGCAAAACGGAGTTGTAAGCACCTGCCAATG